AATTATTCCAATGCCAATATTTAAAAGAATGATTTGATGTAAAACCATCTTGTAATTGTGCTTCAGTTAAATTTGCATCGTCTTTTAAACTTACATCATTAGACTTAATATATGTATTATTAACACCAGCAATAGTATTATTACCATGCCTACCAGTAGCAGTACCAGACCAACCTGTAGAAAAATCTTGGCTAATTAAATTATTTGTCGTTGTTTCTTCTGCTGAAGAAGTTGTAAGGGTTAATATCATCAGCAAAATTGTTAATACGATATACCGCATAAGCCATAACTCCTATAAATATTATTAACCAAATCATTAACAATCACAATCTTTGCATCCACAATCTATACAATCTTGAGTACAATCACAGCTGCAATTACATTCTTTACAAATCATCTAGTGTGTAACTCCAATCTATCTGCTTCTTCTTTATTAATTTTAATGTCAATTACTTTACGTTTTTTCATACGTTTGATGTATGTTTCGTAATCTGGTCTTTCATGATCATACTTAGACCATAATGCTTTTGCTTCTTTGCCTATCTTCCCATCGATTGGGCAAGGCGTGCCTGCTTGTATCATTGATTCAAACACACGTTCATCTTGGCAGAGAATAGCAACTGCTGCTACCTTCATACCAAAGTCATTAAGTATTCTAGCTAACTTTAATCGTTCACAATTCTTATCTATAACGTGTTTTCCACCAGATAAACCTAAACCAAAAGTCTGTATACCTGCAGAAATACCTACAGCACAAACATCCTGTGTCATTGAACTTACAGGTGGAGCTGACGCTGTTGGTGGTGCAGATTTTATATTTGAAGTAGAATTGTTTGTAGTCGTAGAACTTGATTCACTACCTGATTCGTAAGTTGTAGCTCCTCCAGTATAATTTCCTTCAATAGATGTATTAGACCCAGTTGTATTTGTTTGAGTATCTAGTGCGTATGCAGTTGCTGTGAACAGCAATATAAATATAATTATGTATTTCATTCTCCCTCATTATTCTAGTATTAAAGAAGTAATCTTCTTTTCCCCCATATAAATTTCAATATTCGCTTTAGATTTAATGCATTGATATATAACTCTATCAGTAGTTTTTTTATCTCGCATTGATATACGCTTAGCCTTTAAACATTGGCTGAGGCTAGGCTGAATACGATGTTCTTTAATTTCATGATCCCAAATTAATAGAAGTGCAAAAACTGTCTCTATCATTTACTGACTTCCATTTCTTAATTTATCAATATCTTTTTTAATAGATGTTATCTGTTCTTTTAAATGATCTATATTTACTTTATTATAACGACTTGCTTCAATTTCTTTTTCAATAGATTCTATTTGTCCAGATAAATGTTCTATTAACATAAAAATTTCTAAATTCTTTGGCTCTTGCTCTGCCTTTTTTAAAAGGTCAGCTTGAAACAAAGTATCTGCTGTTTCTAATTTATTGAGCCTTTCAATTACACCAAATCCAAACCAGCAACCAACTGCGACTGCTGAAATTATTGCCAACATATTCTTGATTGGCATAGCAACAGAAGTGTTTTCGCTTACCTTCATAATTATTGTAAAGGATTAGATGTAGCTACTTTAATTTCTTCTATTTGAACTTGCAATAATTCTATTTGTTTTTCATTAACTAATATTTTTGTATGTCCATGTTCGTTATTATGTTCATGGCTTGTATCTGCATTTTCTAATGTATTAACTTTTTCTTCTAATACTGCAACCATTTCTATAGATACTTTATCTACTTTTTTAGATGCTTCTTCTAATGCGTTAATCTTAGTAGTCAGCTCTCCATACTTTGCAAAGCCTCCACCAATAGCTACAATAGCTGCAATCAATGCAGCAATCCCAGCTAGTTGATCTTTTATATTAAATTTGTTAGCCATTTTTCAATTGCTCCAGTTCTATTAAAAGTTTATGTTTTTTTAATCTTATGTTGTGTAAAAGTTCCTGCTTTATAAATACAGGATCATTAACTTTATATTTATTTAAAGTTACTTCTGTGTAAAGAAGTCTTGGATCAGACATATTAAGTTGATTTAAGTATATGTCTTTGCTTTTATAAAAAGGAATTGTGATATAACCAACTAAACTAACTTGGTCATTAGTCATTATTTCCAATTTAATTATATTCTTAATTTGTAAATTCTTATTTAAATCTTTAATAGCTTCATCAACTTTAGCCATTATTTTGTCTATGTTGACATTTTTTTTCTGTCGTAAATTTTTTTGCTTGGTATTACTTGTTGTTGATACGACTTCTGTTGTAGATTCTTCGCTACCAGATTCTTCTTTTTCTTCTGTTTTAACTTCTGATTCTTTCTCAGTTTGTTTTTCTTCTTGAACATCAGTTTCTTCTACAGCTTCATTGTTTTCTTCTTCAACAGCAGATTCTTCTATCGTTTCTTCCTTTTGTACCACTTCCTCTTTTTCAGTAGCCATAGATACTGGAGCTTCTTCTTCATAAATTTCTTCTATAATTTCTGTAGCTTCTTCTTCAACTGTTTTAGGCATTCCACTCATTGAGTTGCCAGGTGGATTAGATGGTAAGGTTGCCATTAAAGTTGTTGCAGGTTCAATAGTTTCTTCTATCTCCTCTATAACTTCTTCAACAATCTCCTCTGCCATAACCTCAACAGTAGATGGTAATGTTTCCATCTCTACTACTGTAATTATTTCTTCAGTAAAGATTTCTTCATTAAAAGTAAAAGTTTCTTCTTCAAAGAAAAACTCCTCTATATTTTCAAAGACTTCTTCTTGTAAATCTTCAAATATATCATTTATTTCATCTTGAATAGATTGATCTATAGGTTCTGATTCGTATGTAATTGTAAGAGATGGTTCTTTTAAATCTACTGAGTAATGGCTTGAGCTATTAGAAGTATCTGTAAAATCATATCTTACATTAATATCAAAATCAGTCTGAGTATTTCTGGATATAGACAAAGTATCAGATCCAGATTGATAACTACCACAGTTGATGCTACCACAACCAGTAGAACTATATGTCCTAATTTGTGTTGTTGCTTCACCATCTGGTTTAGTTATTGTTACCTTTGAGGTAACTGTAGAATTATAATTATTCCAATGCCAATATTTAAAAGAATGATTTGATGTAAAACCATCTTGTAATTGTGCTTCAGTTAAATTTGCATCGTCTTTTAAACTTACATCAT